TCTTCGGTGATTTCGATGTTCATCGGCTCAGCTCCTCATATACGAAACGGTCAAGCGCGGATTGAGCGCGATCCTTGTCGCGCAGGTCGAAGGTGCCGACGATGTGATCGCCGTAGACTGCTTGCCAGCCGATCGTTTTCTTGCCGTCGCGGATCGGCTCGATCCGCTTCAGCGGCTGGGGCTGATTGGCCTCGACCCGGCTTGCGGCTTCTTCGACAAGAACTGTAATGATCGTCGTGCGGCTCGTCTCCAGCCCTGACGTTTTGCGCATCAGCGTCACAAGCATGTCGAGCTTGTCGCGCGTGTCGTCAGTCAGGCTTAAATTGATTTGCTGTCGTGCCATGGGGTGCTCCTTTGGGGGTTGAGCGGGCCCGAGTGGGCCCGCTTCGTCGAGTATCGTATACAGTGACTTGATAACTTTAGTACCCGATGGTCGATACTTCGTCTTGCCGATCGCGCATGTCGGTTGTGCTGCCCTTCATCGTGAAGGATTTGCAGAATAGCCCATGCTTGATTGCGTTATCATAAATGCCCTGGGCCTTCGTCAGCGATCGTGTGGTGTAGACAGTCTCCGCGCCGGTTGTTTCGATGATGATAAGTGTGTACATTAGAACATCCTTTCTGAAAATGTGGTGTTTCTTGTTCGTCTTGTAGCTATTATAGCATTTATAGACCCCTTTGCAATGGGAGAATTATTGCGAAACGTGATCGGAATCGTATCGGCAACTTGACCGATTATTTTTGCTTGACAACAGGTGGTATACTAACAGTGTATCAATCTCTCTCTCAGTCCAGAGATAGGGCTGTTATGTCCTACCCGATCAACGCCTCGACGTATCCGAAGGCAAAAACCTACCCAGTAGGCCATGGCTATGGTATGCGGCCGGGCGATCCGATCTCGATCGTCGTGCACTCGACTGAGGGCGTCGTTGGTCAATCGCTCTCGTCAGCTGCCAGCTATATCTATACCTCGTCGGCGATCAGTGCCCACTATCTGATCGGCAGGCAAGCTGAGATCATCCAATTCTTAGATCCTCAGAAGTACAGCGCCTGGCATAGTGGCGACGCGATCAGCACCTATGTGAACGTCAACAGCATCGGGATCGAGTGTTTGCATGCGCGGGGCGAGAATTGGCCCACTGCTCAGAAGGATGCTTTGGCCTGGCTGCTGCAAGAGCTGTGTAAGAGCTATGCGATCCTCGGGGCCCAGGTCGACACGCATGGGCAAGTCGCGCTACCGGGGCCCTATCAACGGAAGGTCGACCCTACCGACTGGCCACACGCCGACTTTATCGTATGGCGCGATCAGGTGCTGAAGCCCCCGGCCAAACCGTATCACGTCATGGGCCTACCGGTCTATGAGCGGGCCGATCATACTGGGCTACTTTGGGGCTATCTGATGCCGGGGCAACATATCAAGATCGACGACCCGAGCAACGGCCATGTGTGCGAGCTCGACGGGGTACCGGCCGGCATTGGCTTCGTCGACATGGCCGGGCTGACGCCGCTGTAATGCCTGACGACGAGTCTTATCAAGCGGTGCTGAAGGCGCTCGGGGACATGGGAACCGAATGGCGGATCTATCGTGATACGGTCAATCGCGCAATTAACTTGCTGAATCATGAGGTGCTTGCGCTGACACTCCGTTTTGATATCGACGATGGCAACCGCACCCTGCGTCAGTCGCTGATCGACGCAAAGATTGAGACGATCGTCGCCGGGCAGGAACAGATCCGGCGCTGGCAGTGGATTCGGATCAGCCTTGAAGTTGCGGCCATGCTGGTGATCGCGGCGTTTGTGCTAGGTATGACCCGATGAGACGCTATTGGTTGGTGATCGCCGGTGTGTGCTGGGTGATCCTCTGGTGGCTCGTCGGCGCGCTGGCGTGGCTTCTAGTGAAGAGGTACCTATTATGACAATCGGCCCTGCTACGTTGCTGGCCATCATTGCAGCTGCACTCGCAACCCTGCTTTGGTGGATTGCCGTCCATTTCGCGCTGCCGCAGTGGCTGTGTATGTTCCTGTTTGGCGTTGGGCTTGCCGTCGTGATTATCGCCGGCCCGTTGCTCAACCTGCCTTGATCTGATTGTTAGCAAGATGACTTTTAAGCCTGGGCAATCCGGCAACCCATCCGGCCGGCCGCCGAAGCCCGTCGAAGACGCCAACCGATCGGTGCTGCTTGAGCTCTTCGACGAGGCAGCCGAGCGCGCCATTGTCGAGAACATGATCGCGAATGCCAAGCGCAAAGGCGTGCAGGCTGCTGACAGCTCGATCAAGGCGTCGACTTGGCTGTGGGATCGCAAGTACGGCAAGCCGAAAGAGTTTGTCGAGCATAGCGGCGGCATCGAAGTGCGCAAGGGGTATACCATTGTCAGTCCTGACGACTGGGACGAAGCCCCAGGCGACGATCCGGCACAACCCGGCGACGCTGTTTGATCCGCTGCCCTGGCAGGTTGAGCCGTGGCGCGATAAGTCCGGGCTGATCCTGCTGACCGGCAGTGCCGGCGGCGGCAAGTCGAGGCTGGGTGCTGAGAAGCTGCACGGCTATTGCCTGAAGTATCCTGGGGCCTTTGCGCTGCTTGTGCGCAAGACTCGCGTCAGTCTCACAAAGGGCTCGCTGCTGTTTCTGAACGAAACCGTGATCGGCGACGATCCCAGGGTGCGCCAGTACGAGAGTAAAGACTTCTTCCGCTACTTCAATGGCTCGATCCTGGCCTACATGGGGCTGGAAGACAAAGAGCAACGCGAGCGCTTGAAGTCCATCGGGCCCAGGGGCGGCGTAGATATCATCTGGGGCGAAGAGGCAACTGAGCTAGAGGAAGCAGACCACAATGCCCTACGCGCCCGTATGCGCGGCCGTGCGGCACGCTGGCGGCAGATCCTGTACAGTTGCAACCCTGACGCGCCAACCCACTGGATATACAACCGGCTGATCGTCGGCGGTGAAGCGCACGTCTACTACTCGGGGCGGCTCGACAACCGACACAACCCGGCAGACTACGACGCGACCATGCGAACGCTGACCGGCGTCGAAGATGCTCGACTGAACCGGGGCGAATGGGTGCAGGCGACTGGTGTGATCTTCGACGTTTGGAGCGAAGCCGACAACGTAACAGAGGCTGCTGAGTATGTCGAGGGCGGCGGCTCGATCCTTTGGTTTGTCGACGATGGCTATGTTGGCAAGCGCGATCCTGCTACCGGATACTGGAGTGCTGACAGTCACCCGCGCGTGTTCCTGCTGGCCCAGCTCAGACACGACGGCACGATCAACGTCTTCTATGAAGACGACCGGGCAGGCGTGCTGAGCAACGATCATATTCAGATGATAACGCAGCTGCCGTATCCGGCGCCTGACTATGCAGTGGTAGATAAGAGCGCGGCAGAGCTCAAGGGTCGTCTGCACGTCGAGGCGATCTATACCCGCAATAGCCCGCCGGATGTCGAAGAGTCAATCAAGGAATTACGCCGGGCCATCGCGGCCGACGCCAACGGCCGGCGTCGCGTGAAGGTGCACCCCAGGTGCAAGAACCTGCGAGCCGAGATGGCAAGCTATCGGCGCGACGCCAACGGCAAGATCGTGAAGGCGTTCGATCATTCGCTCGACGCCTTGCGGTACGGCGTCTGGGCCCAGAGGTACGATGTATGAATGCGCTTGAAGCTGCGATCCTCATGTTGCTCGTCGTGTATGCCGTGGTGATGTGGGTTGTCGCGTATCAGGATAAGCCATGAGCGATATGATGTCGACCGCTGATGTCGAGCAAGCCCGCAAGCGATCCGTCACTCGGCAAGACGCGATCCCGGCGACGGCGGCGGCACCGTTTACCATTCTCATGGGCCCAGTGGGCCTGCTGAGCGGTATACCCGGCATTGCGCAGTATGGTCAATTCTCTCTGCCCCCACAAGGCAGCATCGGGCGCGATCGGCTGCTCTCTCAGACTCCCCAGTTTGAAAACATGTGGGCCGACTCTATCTTCAAGGCGATATCCAAGAAGGTTGCTCAGGGCTTCAGGATCGAGGACTCCGACGATAGCGCGCGGCGCATCAAGGCGGCCCAGCAACTGATCCTGGGATACGACGGCAGCTATGCCAGCGGGCTGCAGCGGGGCCTGCAAGATTACTTGCTCGCCGACCTGGGCATGGTTGTCGAGAAGGCCCGGCAGTCGAGCGCACGCGGGAGTAGGATCGCGGGGCTGTTTCACCTCGACGCGCTCAGGTGCTATCCGACCGGCGATCCCAATAAGCCGATCGTCTATTGGTCATACTATGGCGGCTATCATTTGCTCGACGCCGAAGACGTGATCCGGATCACCGACATGCCCAGCCCCAGGGTCGAGATGCGCGGCTATGGGATGTGTGCAGCCTCACGATCCTGGGCGACTGTCCTGAAGCTAGCAGCCGTCGAAGTCTACTTCAGAGAGAAGATCACCGGTACGCGAAACCTGGCTATTCATTTAGTCAACGGCGTGTCAGATAAGATGCTGCGCGACGCGCTCAACAGTTCGGACGATGCGCGCGATCAGCGGGGCTTTGTGCTGTATAAGGGCTCGACCATTGTTCCAATGATCGAGATGGCGGCAACGCCGACGGTTGTTACGATCCCATTGGCTGAAGTTCCGGACGGCTTCGACGTCAAAGAAGAGCGAACCGACGCCTATCGGCGCTATGCCCACTCGATCGGCATGAACGTCGAAGACTTTGTGCCGGCGCCGGCCGGGCTCAATACGGGGCTGTCGACCCAGATTCGCGACGAAGGCATAGCAGGGCAGGGCATGGCGGCGTTTGACAAGAACTGGGAGCTTGCCCTAACCCATACCGCGCTACCCGGCTCGACGACCTTTTATATGGGAACGAACGAAGATTGGCGCGATCAGACCATGAAGGCCCAGGCCGAGAAGGCCCGCGCGGACAAGCTGAAGGTCTATGTCGACGCCGGCGCGATCAGTCCTATGCAGATGCTCAATGCGGCGGTCGACGCGGGCGATCTCGACGAGGCGTTTCTACCTGCTGACGCGACAGAGGCGGGCAACATAAACGACAATGAGAAGCTGATCAGCGGCGAGGCCCAGGCTCGGGCCCCAGTCGTCACGCCGCTGCCGTCGAATACGCCGCAAGCGCAAGGCGGCGGCGGGGCCCCGCCGGTTGCCAAAGAATACAAGTTCAAAGAGTGCAGGCACTGCGGCGATCATTCGCCCGCGAGCGCGCTGTATTGTTCCTTCTGTGATCAGCCGTTTGGCGTGGTCAAGGATGTCGACACAACTCCAGACTTGATCAATCAGGAATGGCGCGCGGCGCTCGACTGGGCCCGTAAGGCGCGCGGCGATGGCTGACACGCCGACCAACCTACACGCCTTAACGCTCGACGCGATTCAGGCGCTGGACTTCAGTAAGCCCGGCTGGGCCAAACAGATGGACGCGATCATCGCGCGGGGGCATACGGCGGCCGCGCTGGCAGCGACAGCCGATCGGGCTGGGGTGCCGCTTGATCCGAAGCTGTTTCGGGGGCTGTCGAGGGCTGAGCGTAAAGACATCGATCAGCTCGTACGTGTGCAGCGGCAGTACCTGAAGGACTTCGTAGCGGCGGCCGAGGGGCTGAGCGAAGCCCAGATCGCAGCTCGGGCGGGCCTCTACGCTGGGGCTGTGCGGCAGACGTACTATAGCCAGCGCTGGGGCGACTGGATTATACCACCGGACTTGTTGCCGGGCAATCAGACCTGCATTACGAACTGCAAGTGTCGGATCAGCGTACGCGACAACAACGACGGCACCGGCGAATTGACTCGCGAGATGGGCGGCACTGAGGATCATTGCGACGAATGCCCCGCGCTCGTCGGCACCTATCCGGTAAAGCGGCAAAAGGCATGATCAAGATCGTTCCAAAGATCCCGAAGCGCAACCGGCTCGACCCTAAGCGCATGATGGCGGCGATCGATCGCGGGCTCGACGACGCGGCGGCCGGGGCGCTGATCGACTTTGAGAGTACCAGCGCGACATGGGATCATCAGCCAACCTATACGGTCAAGGCCCAGAAGGATGGGCGGCTCGTCGGCACCAAAGACGAAGTATGGCTGATGCTCAATGCCGGCACGCGGGCCCACGACATCTACCCGCGCAACGCAAAGATGCTGCGGTTCCAAGGCGGGCCCTATACGGCAAAGAGTCGACCTGGCTTCATTGGCTCGCAGTCGGGCGGCGCATCGGGCGCGATCATCTTCCGTCGATTCGTCCATCACCCCGGCACAAAGCCCCGAGGATGGTCGACGATCATAGCCAAAAAGTGGCGATCGAGGTGCGCGGTACTGATTCAACGCCAGATTAATAGAGAGTTGAGTTAGGCGCTTGACATATAAGCTATGATTATAGATATACTGTAAACGTATAAGCGATCACCCCATGCCCTATGCATCTCGGCGGCAAGCTCGATGGGCCCATGCAACCGGTCAACGTTTCGCCAAACGGTGGGACAAGCTGACTAACTTTGATGCGCTCCCAGAAAAGAAAGATAGCGCCTCGACTGGCATGGCCATCCCCCCAACCGGCAACAACGCGCTGTTTAATCAGCCGGGCGTCGGCCGAGTATCCAACCGTCGTAAGAATAAGAAGATCAAAGACTGCGACTGCGGCTGTATGCAGGTTGAGAAGGCATTTACTACGGAAGCCCCGCCGCCGCCGCGTCCTGGGCCTTCTGGTGGCGCTACAGCGGCACCAGCTGCCAAACCCGCAGGCGCTGGGCAACCCGGGGAACTGCTATCGCCCGGCGTGCGGCGCATTCGCGGTAACCTGTGCAACGTGCATGGCAAGTATGGGCCCTGCGACGGCGCAAAGGCGAAACCGAAAAAAGGCCCGAAGGGTCGAGGCGGCGGGGCTGGGGCCAACCAAAGAAGCCGCCGAAGACTGAC